TCAGTCGCATAAAGAGTAGGTGCGCTTAATGGGCTTGCATATAAACGATTTAATGCAAAAGCTTGCTGTTGGTCAGGGTTAAATCCTGCAAATTCACGAGGGGCTAATCCAGCCGCAGTAGTTTGTGCGCCTTGATAATTTTGTAAGAATAGATCTTTAAGTGCAGGATCTAACTGCTGTTGACTTGAGCTTGAGCCGCCTAGAGACATATTATTCCCCTTGTATCCATTTAATTGCATCATCATGTGACGTAAAATATCGCCACATTTCCGTACTAACATCCCTCATTGCTTCTTGTCCTCTAAGCAATAAGACTATCATTGGTGCTATTTGTAATGAAATAATACGCAATGTGAGCGCATAAGCCCTGTCATTGGCATTACCACTTTCAAGTTCTACAGAGTCTTGCCAAGCATTTATACTCTGAATGACTAACGGCATTAAAAACGCCCTATTAGCATTGAAGAACTCATTTGTAGGTAGCGTCACCAAAGCGTTCCAAAAGACAGCATCTATCTCTTTACGACTAGGCTGTTTATCTTTATCTACTAAGTCATCCCATAACTCAGCAATACTTGATAAAGCGACTAAAAAGTCTACAGCACTCTGGTTGCCACCAAACCATTCTAACAGTTTGGCATTCCTTAATTCACGCCAATCTTGAGAATCATGTTCAATCATAATATTTACTATGAAAAATAGCTAGTTTTATCTGAAACTGCCAGGTTTGCCATCAAATCTAATTGTCCCGACTCGCCAATCAGTTAATCTAACGCCTTCAATTTTTGCGGCTATTTGTCTACCATTTATCCGAACTGAAGTTGGATTAGCCATTGAATATGGGCCATAGTTATATTCTGTAGAATTTGGATAAAACTTGGTGCTAAACCGAACTTGGACATCACCAAGAGTCTTTTCATCAGGAACTAATCCCGTCAGACTCACAGTTCTATCTCCATTACCCAACTCTACTGGTCCTGACTCGGCAAATAGTGTCTGGCCATCATAAGCAAAACCAACTTCATGCTCATAGACGTACCCGTCTGTAGATACCATAATTGGATTAGAGAAGATGCCACGATCTGTCCCACACGTACGTGCTAACGTACCAATAGCCCAATGGTTCTCACGATAGTTGTAAGAAACGTAAGAATCTACTTCATTAGATGCAGAACTTGGATAAAACCACCAAATTTCACCATAAGTTGAGTTATGTACGCAATAAACCTTGGATGACTGAGTAATGTTCATATTACTGAACACATAATCAGAAACGTCTGAATTTAAGGGCTTAACAAAGCCATCATATATCCAGAATCCTGATCCAGACATCCAAATACAAGCATTGTCAGTAGCGGCTACTGCTTGCTTAGAAATAACACCGCAACCACTACCTACACGCTCAAAACTATAAATGAACGGAGGACCAATGTATGTGGCAGTATGTACATCCACATCCGTAAACAGAATGGTAGCCCCACGAACCCGTTTAGCGCACATCAAAGAGCCAATTGTCGTTAACTCAAAGTCACCAGCTTGGTTAGTGGCAGCAGGAGTCCATACAGTATTGTTTTCTTGGTCGCACCATTGAACTTTACGAGGATTACCACCTGCACCCAATGCAAACAAGAATCGTTCTTGAGTAACAATAAGACCCGTACAGCTAGTTGGAGCATTAGTAATTGCAACAGCATCATTAGCGACATTTAATTGCCATTCAAGAAGCTTTCCATCAGTAGATGAACAAGCAACTAAATACTCACCAAAGGTATCCAAACTCCATGTGGTAGCAGGTGAATATGTTCCTAAGTCTGGTCTGGCAACACCATAAGCAGATGTACCATAAGTTCCATAGCCATAGCCAAGCTTCAATACAGCATCTGCATTGCCAACAGTAAATGTCGCAGGAGTTATATCTGTAAGAGTACCCGCTTCATTCATTGCATATAGCTTTGAATGCGTACCAATTCCGATACGTCTGTTATTGGAATTATCACGCCAGTTAATCAGACCACGAGCCATCCCACTTAATTGAGATGCGGCACGTTTTCTCCATCCACCTACTGGACGGATAGTGTTTTCGTACCAACGCACCAAATTTGAGCCGTTCCAACGGCCTTTAGACTGATATTCAGTCCCGTTTTTGTATACGCCTGGAGGAATTTGTAGTGGAATGTAAGCCATATCTGCATTCTATAGCGTAGGTAGGTTAGACACAAACGTCATGGTAGCAATTGCTGAAGGAACCGCTGGTCTTGTCGGGCTTGAACTTGTTGCAAATGCCTCTATAGACACACCAGTATTTTCAGTTCTCCACATGATTTCAATATAGTCACTTTCATTCATCTCTACAAAAAAGTTCAATGCAGCAATAATGTGGCTTGGATCACCAGAGCCTTTTCTTGCTGGCGGGTGAAATCTGCTGTTTGAATTGTCAATATTTGTGCCATTTTTCCGAAACCAAATATCCACATCTTGACCACTATTAGTTGTGTTTTTTAGTTGAATGGAAAACTGCAAATTCCAGATGCCAGAACTAGCAACAGTAATCCGACTGCCGCTTGCCATTGTTACACCATTGGAAAAATCTGTAGTATTGAAAGTAACAGCATAAGCTGTTGTAGTATTGGCAGCAGTTTGATTTGTGGAGTCTTGAAAAGCCCCATAAGGATTGTTTAGGTACTTCCCACCAGAAGGGCCAATCAAAGAACCAATTACGTTTGTTAGCTTGGTAAAAAACAACCTCAATACGCCATTGTTCTGGTTTTGGACATTTTGAGAATAGATCAGTCCTGACAATCCTAAAGATGGGATTGCAGGGCTGTCTAATTGTTGTTTTACATTAGCCATTACTTTTTAAGCCATGTCTGCCAAATAGCACCAGCAGCCATGATTAGCGCACCCACCCACAGAATAGGCTTGGCAGCAGAGGCAACCCAACCTAGTACTTTAAAAGCCCCATCCAAGGCGTGTATAGCCTCTACAAGACCTTTTGTATTCTTGTCGATGGCATCTACCTTAGTCTCTACCTCAAGCAGTCTTTCGTAGATTTGGGCATGGGTGACTTCTTGTGTCATGTTTTCTCAACCCAAGCTAATTGTTCATCATTCCAAGAATAGCGTTTATTGTCTTCTGGCATTGGTGTACTTGCCCTAGCTATTTCAGACTGAGTTGCATTTCTGACAGTCCATGTCATGCGCCATTGACCATCAATTAGTTCTGGCGAACCTTCATTGCATCTTTGCGTTGAACTATCAAATGTAGGTTGGTCAACCCAATTGACAACTGCATATTCACCAGTTGAATCAAGCGCAACATCACCCTCATAGCGAGGGTATTCAAGATTTGGAAGTTTGATATATGTGGTCATATTTGCGTTACTGATGAAGTTAATGGCCCTGCACCTTCAGTCAAACTTGTTGTGCCACTTGTCAGGGTTGTTGCCGCATCTGTTCTGTTGCCAGCCGCATCAGTTAGTGTAGAAGTTGCATCAGTTAGTGTAGAAGTGCCATAAGTAACACTATACCCATTAACTGTGTATGTTCCTGTCATTGAACCATCTGTAGGTAATTTTGCAAACATAAAATAACTTACGCCTCCAATAGTTGCCCATCCATTGACAAGAAAATTACCAGAACCATCTACAGCTATTCCTCGACCATTGTCGGCAGCACTACCACCTAGATAGCGTTGCCATTGAATAGTGCCAGAACTATTGTATTTAATGATGACAAAATCATCATTGCCATTTTTATCAGAGTAGCCAGTTACATAGACATTGCTTGAACTATCAACTGCAATACCTCTACCATAACTATTTGCGCCTGTTAGCTTACGTTGCCATTGGATAGCACCGCTTGAGTCGTACTTGGCAACCTGAATTTGTAATGCGCCCTCTGCATAACCAACAACATAGACATTTCCAGAACTATCAGTTTCAACATCATAGCCAACATCAGTACCAGACGAATTTAAGCGCCTTTGCCATTGAATAGTTCCAGAGGTATTGTATTTGGCTAAAATTATTTCGCCACCACCAATTCCCGTTACATATACATTGCCAGATGAGTCAGTTGCTATTCCATAACCATCTGACGCACTCAATCGTCTTTGCCATTGAATAGCGCCAGAAGTGTTGTACTTGGCTAATTGCAATTGGTCTGATGAGTTCTTTCCAACAATGTAAACATTTGCAGAACTATCCACAGCAATACCACGACCAAAATCAGTATATGCACCAGAGTAAAGATTTCTCTGCCATTGAATAGTGCCAGAAGTGTCGTATTTGGCTAGTTGAATATCATAAAAGCCTGATGCTGTAGAGTAACCACAAATATACGCATTGTCAGAACTATCAAGTGCAATTCCTAAAGCTACTTCATCACCCGCATTGCCTAAATAGCGTTGCCATAAAAGCTCACCTTTTTTATCATATTTTGCAATTAAAGCGTTTGAGAATCCCTCACCAGAGGAGCCATACATAAAGCCGCACATGAAAACATCACCTGCGCTACCAATAGCAACAGAGTAGCCAGAATTTTCTTTGCCACTACGACCAAGAGTGCCTATCCAATACCCAGAAAGAAAACTTCTTTGGTTCTGAAAAACTACTTGTAGTGCGCCACTCATGTTAAGCCACTCCCTGAGATAAGCCAAGTTGTTGAAGTCATCTTGATTGCTGTTGCAGAACCATACTGAGCCAAAGTTCTTGATCCAGTAGTGCCAGCGGCAGATAAATACATTGTGTCTGAAGTAATCGCAATAGTTACAGCTTCAGCAGTCATATTTATAAATGTGATTGCTGTTCCCAATGGATAGGCAACATTAGCATTTGAATCAATAGTAAAAGTTCTTGCATTTGCATCAGTTGACGGGTGAAAAATCACCTTGCCTGAGTCTGCTAATACTGTCGTGTAAGCAGCAGAATTACTGTTAATAGGAATATTCCTAAAGCCAACTGCATTTGTGCCATCAACTGTGCAAGATGATAATGTTCCAGATGAAGGAGTACCCAATACTGGTGTTGTTAGTGTTGGACTTGTAAGTGTTTTGTTTGTAAGTGTCTCTGTACCTGTTGGGGTTACATAATCAGTACCTGCGGTAGCCACAGTAAATGCTGATGTACCATTACCCTTTATAAGTCCAGTAAGGGTTGCAGCACCAGTACCACCTTTTGATACTTTCAATACTGGGCCTGTATCAAACAAAGCATCAATAGTGTCTAAGTCTGTATTGATCTTAGTACCCCATGTGTCTGTTGATGCGCCAACTTCTGGCTTTGTTAAGCTTAGATTTGTGGTGGTTGTATCTGCCATTTTTTACCCCTAATAGTCTGAACTTTATACAGAAACTTTTGTCCATGTTTCGGACACATCTGCTTCTGTTTCCCATTTCTTTCTAGCATTAATCACAACGCTAGAAGTATCAATAATTATCACTTGACCACGTTGTATGCGGTTGTATTGAATATCTAAAATACTTGTTGCAACAATATTAACATTGCCTACAGCATCTATTCCACCAGCCGCCGTCATTACAGAAGTGTCAACAACTGCAAATGCACCACCAGAAATCTTTACTGCACCTACGGCTACTGTGCTTGTTGAACTTATCTCAAACTGAGCGTCTTTTATTTTCTCACCAGCAACAACTACAGTAGAGGCAGAAGCAATTGCAAGCGCACCTAAGTACGCTCCAAAGGAGTATGCACCCCCACCATAATCGCCACGCCCGTAAGCAGCCATATTAGCTCAATGTAATAGTCAAGCTAGAAGCAGGAATGCGGAAAATGTCTCCGTCATTAATTGCTTTAGATGTTGTCAAGGGCGCCCAGGCAAGCAAAGTGCCACCAGTTGAAGCAGTAAAAATACCTGCCCAACCAATTGTTCCCCAATTACCACCAGAGGCAGCGGCAAACTCAATTGCGGCAGCATTGGTGAAAGTAGTTGCAGTACCACTACCAGAAATGGTTCCCGCAGATACACGGGCATAACCACTACCAGATACTTCTGTGCCGCCACCAGTATCACTAGGAGCAGCAGTAAATAATCCTACAAACCATGCGGTAGGACGAGTAACAGCACCTGTATTAAACAAATACGTAAGTGCAAGATTTTCTGTGTAGTCTGTAAATGATGACATTTTTTATCCCAAAGTACGGGCACGAACAAGTGGAGTTGAAGAAACAGAAGCCCTTTCATCTGCTACCTCAATGTCGCCCAAGGAGTTGACATACATCTGACTCCATACTGGTAGACGTTCATCGTCTTTCAAATATGGTGTAGCTTCCATTAGCGCACCATATAGGTACAAGTCTGGGGCATAAGCTAAAAGCCAGTTGCTTGTGTTTGAATCACTCAACGCAGGAATCTTAGCATAATATGTAAGTTCTGCGCTATATGTTGTATCTGGTGTAGGAATAAATTCTAACTGAGAACCAGTAATTGTGTAATAAGCTGGTGTTCCAACAGTAGTATACCTAGTAGCTTTTAATTCATCCCCTTGAGCTTCAGTTACAAATTTAAGCCTTGTTATAGGATTTGTATTTAATTGGAACTCTTTAGCCTCTAGCCAATCAGAGGGGTAGGCAAAGAATGCAGTTTCAATCTGACCTTCAGCCCTAGTAACCATTTGTCTAACACGCAACTTGCGGTTAAATTTAGCTTCTGCAATAGTGATAAAGCTTGGAATAATAGAAGTCAGGTCATCCCGATTGAGATAATCCGCTATTGTTGCTTTAAGCCCTGCAAAAGTATTAAGTGCCATTTTCTACATCCCTACACATTAGTGTGTGTTCATGTTTGTATTCAAATGTGCCAATATGATGGATCTGCTTTGAAAGATCCTGGTCAACATAAGTTTTATGCCCATTCTGAGCAGCTCTACGGCAAAACCATACATCTTCACCAATATAGTCTTCCGCAGCGGGAACCCAAGGGATAGCAAACCAAGGATATTCCATAGATTTGTAGACTTCGGATTTAACGAGCATCACACCCATTCCGCAGTAGTCTACTTCAACAAGTCCTGTTGAATCGTCCTCAGTATATACCCGATTGATAAAAGTTGCATCCATATCTGGGGTATTTTTTTTCACCGCAATCGGCTCAGTAGGAAATCTACGCTTGGCATAGTTTCCACAGACAATCCCAATATCATGTTTTAACAAGCGAATAATGGAATCTTTTGGAAACCGCATATCGCTATCTAGCCACAGGGTATGGGTACACTCAGCCTCAATAGCATCCCTAGCCAAATCCTGACGTTGTGCTGACAACAAAGTGCCAGAACTAGTGTAGATCACTACTTTGTGATTTGTTGTGCCTACAGTAAATCCAACTAGCCTCGCTAAGTCAAAAGCAAATCCAGAATTAACAAAGTCCCGTGTTGGGACTAATATCCCAATGGTCTTACTATCCATTAAACTTCTCCAGGTCTTGTGCGAAATGCACGATTATCAGGGTCATTGAGCCAACGCTTCATGTAAGCTTGGTCTTCTAGTTTACCTTCGGCTTTCATTTGATAATACAAAGCCATAGGAATGGATGCAACATGGTGCATATCGCCCTGCCAATTGGCCTTCTCATCAAACGAATTAAATCGTTCTTTGTTTGCTTCTACTACATTTGTAGCATCAATAATTGTCTGAATGGTTGCCTCATCCTTTTCAGCATCGTAGTGCCAAAGCTTTTGAGTCCCCATCTCTAGGTTTGTATCAAAGATTTTTGTAGTCATAAAAAAAGGGTGGGTTATTAGCCCACCCAATTGTTTCAGATTAGGTCTGAATTGTAGAGTTCAAGTCATAGACAGCGCCATGAGCTTTCTCGTTCTTGATCTTCAAGCCCCACTCACACAAGAGCATACGCTTCTCGGCATCACCTGTCTTAGCCAGTTCAACTGTCTGGAAGGGACGCAAGAAAGCTACTGATGCGTACTCAGGATCAAGCACAAAAACATCACGCTCACGTTGGAAGCGGTTAGCAACAATGCTCACGTTACCAAAGTCGGAAACATAAATGTCTGCGGCTCCGATAATTGTAGAAGGCTTTGCGCCTGTAACATTGAAACGCTGACCAGCAATACCAGCCATCTTAGACAAGTTCTGCTTGTTAACAGGACCAGCCATAACGATAGATGGGTTGCCGCCTTCTGTCCACACCTTCTGAATTACGTCTTTCAGCAATGCTTCGCTGAATGAACGCAAGTTAGTAGTTGTAGCATCAGTACGAGCTGCATCAGGGATAGTGGTGTATGAAGGATCAGAACCACCAGTACCTTCGCTTGTATTGGTCTTCAAGAAGGCCAACAAAGCGCCTGATTTACGGGCAGATGACGTAGAACCAGCGGCAGCGGCTTGGTTAGCCAACATTGTGGCCTCCATGTCACGCTTAATTTCCGCAGATTTTTTGGCCATTTGATAGCTCAATTCTGAGCGACGACCTGCCTTGTCAACCGCTTCCAATGTACCAGCAATGATTACATCCTTACGGCTAATCTGGGTGTAGTTGCCCAAACGAACTGTAGCTGTAACTGCTGTGAAAGAGGTGATGTCATCGCCCTCGATCTGTGCATTAGTTGTGATTGCAGCGGCCAAATCATCAGTCTGCCACTCAAAGAAAGTGTTGGTGACGTTCTCACGTCCAACATTGCTCATGAATGGAGTCTCTTCTGGAGAGATCTGATAAATGACGTTTGAAAGATCTTCCCGAACGCCTTTAGCGTCAAATCGGGTGTACGTGTTTGTAATAGCAGCCATGATAGGTCCTTAAATAAATTTCTCGAATAAAGAGGCGGCATCTCTGACGCTTCCAGTTTGTGCAAGACGCTTTTTTGCGTTATTTATATCACTCGACTTAGAACTCACGCTACCTGCTGAACCAGGAGTAACCATCTTCGGAGCCTTTTTAATCTTTGCTTGGAATTCTGGACGCTTACTCATCATCTGGTCATATTTCCACGCTTTGTGAAGCGCCAATAATGCCCGTGAATCCGTAATCGTATTCAGTTCCTGCTCTGAAAAGCCCAAATTCTGACCATACTCCAACAAAGCTTTGCCTTCTGCTTTGGCTTTTTCGGGAGAACTCCACTCTGGAATTTTCTCTTTCAACCGAGCAACCTCGGCAACCATAGTTTGCTGCATAAACTTTTGCAGTTCAGCTTGTTGCACTTGTTTAAGTCTCTCTTGCTCTGCTTGAACCGCATATTTCTGTTGGTTTCTCCTCTGATGAGATGTCCATTGACGGGCATATTCAGTAGGATCTTCAACTTCTAAACGATTCCAATCAGGCTCTGGAGGCTCAAACTCCTGCAATTTCTGCTGTAATTGTCCTAATATCTGAGAGTATTGTTCACGCTCTCCACGTACTTGCTGAAACTCAGAC